ACAACTCGCAATGGCACATTTACGGCAGAGGTGCGTTCGCTTTCACAGCTTCTTTCGCAGGAAATCGGGGAGGCTACATCTCCACATTGCCGGGTTCGCAACCTGGGTGACAGTCGGTGCAAAAAGACGCTGACCAGTTTTACCCACACCACCACTGTATCCGCAGTGACCGACCGGCGACGCTTCACCGTGGGAACGACCCAGGCGGACGGGTATTTCAATTACGGCACAATTGCATTCACCAGCGGTGCAAACCTGGGCTTTTCGATGGAGATCAAGGCCAGCGTAGGCGCTCAAATCGAACTCACTTTGCCATTCTCCCGTGAGATCGTGGTTGGCGACACCTGCACTTTGATTGCGGGGTGCGACCGCACGCGGGCAACTTGCCGAGACAAATTCAGCAACGTGGTGAACTTCCAGGGTGAACCGGACCTGCCCGGCGACCGCAAAACACTCAAAATCCCTGAGTAACCCTACCTATGATTCCTAAATTATTTTTTGTTTTTGATGTTGAATCTATTGGGCTTCACGGCGATGGCTTCGCTGTTTGATTTGTCGTTGTAGATAAAGATGGGTGCCAGTTTGATGCCGGGTTATTTAGCTGTGACCCTGACGCGGCAAGAGGGAATAGTGCTGGTTTTGATTGGGTTGCTAAGAACGTTCCCAAGCTACCGACCACTCATTTATCACCTCAGGGCGTCAGGCACGCCTTCTGGCTCAAATGGATGGAATGGCAATCCCAAGAGGCTGTTCTTGTTGCAGATTGTGGATGGCCTGTTGAAGCAAGGTTTTTGGCAGGCTGCATTGACGATCATCCTGTTTCTCGTGAGTGGCACGGCCCTTATCCTTTTTATGATCTTGCTTCATTTCTTCTTGCGATGGGCAGACACCCACTTGAGAGGAATTCCCGCCTTGATAGCGAACTCCCAGCCCATAACCCGCTTGCCGATGCCAAACAATCAGCACGAATACTGATTGAAGTAATAAAACTGTGGGTAAACCCAAGCAAATGATGAGATCAGAAATAATCCAAACAGCCAGGACCTTTTTAGGGACGCCCTTCCAGCATCAGGGGCGGCTCAAAGGGCAGGGTGTGGATTGTGTAGGGCTTTTGATTTGTGTGGCCCGTGAGCTTGGGGTTCTGGATTCAGACCTCGACTATACCGGGTACAGACGGCAACCAGACGGCGTGCTGATGATGGAGTTGATGAACACGCACCTTGTGCCAAAGCCTGAAGGCGTGCCGGTTGAGCCAGGGGACGTGCTGGCCATTCGGTATCGTGCTCCGCAACACACAGCGATTGTAACGCGGGTTGAAGGTGAGCACTTTTGGGCGATTCACGCAATTGATCGGGGCGTGGTCGAACATCGGTTTGATGCCCGGTGGCGAAATCGAATCGTGGCGGTTTATGAAATCCCTGGGACGGAGGAATAGGCGTGGCTGATCCATTTACTGGGCTTGCGGTAATCGGGCTTGTACTTTCGGCGGCTTCTTCGGCGGCCACAGCAGGAATTGCGCGAATTTTCGCACCCAAGCCCAAGCCGATCATTCGTGGGAAGTTAGAAGGTGACCTGTATGTGCAAAATTCCGCATATGGCCAAATTATCCCACGGCTCTACGGCGGCAACCCAGATGACAACAAGGGCGGCGGGGTGGTACTGGCTGGTAACGTAATCTGGACAAGTGGGGTGCGGAAGAAGACCACGAAGCAATCAGGCGGGAAAGGGCCACGGCGACCAGACGTTGAAGAAATCACCTATGATGTAGATTTAGGGGTGATGTTGGGCGAAGGCCCGCTGACCATTACGAAAATTTGGGCAAACACTGAACTCATCTATAACGTGGATGACAGCACAGATGGCAGTCCAGGCGGGGACTCTGGTGTGTACGATGATGGCGCCGGAGCCGATACCGATTATGACCAGTTCCTGCCACCAGACCCGCTTGGTGAGTACAATACGGCCCGGTATAACGGCACGGCTACGCCGGATGGCCAGGGAGTAATCACGCTCACCAGTTCAGCCGGCACATATGCGGCAATCACGATCTACCCTGGGAACGATACTCAACTTGCGGACCCATTGATTGAGGCAGACGTTGACGGACGCAAAGGTGCTGGTTCAACCCCAGCCTACCGTGGGCGGTGTTATGTCGTCTTCGAAAAGTACAATCTGAGCAAATTTGGCGGTGTGATCCCGAACTTTACTTTCCAGGTGGAGCACCAGACGCTCAAAACTTTGGACCTGATTTGTGCTGATCTGTGCCGTGATGCCGGGTTGGAGGAATCTGACTTTGACTTCAGCACCCTTGAAGAAATTGAAAATCGTGGCTTCGTGATCAATTCCCGGCAAGCTCCACGACAGGCGCTTGAACTTTTGGGGCAAATCCACAACGTTGACTTTTACGAAGATGATGGGGTGATTCGGGCGGCTATCCTGGGTAGTACCGCCGTGGCTGTGATTCCCAGTGAGGACCTTGGAGTACAAGACGGCCCGCCACAGAGCGAGACCGACGAACCGCCCCCATTGATTGACTCCACCTTGATTGATGAACCCCAGTTGCCGTACCTGATTGAAGTGAAATTTTTCGATGTCAAGCGGGACGGACAGAGCAATACCCAGCGGGAACATCGGCAAGTCGTCAACTCCGAAAAAACAGAATCGGTTGATTTACCAGCCACGCTCACACCCAAAGAGGCACGGCGTATCTGCCAGCGCGAGCTTTACAAAGCCTGGATGGAGCGCAATACCTTTACCTTCCCTCTGGCCTGGAAATATGGCTACCTGAAGCCGACTGATGTGGTTCAAGTGGATGTAGGAGGGTTTACCTATTCAGTCCGGATCAAAGAGATTTCAGGGACGCTTCCCAGTATCCTTCAGCTTCAAGGTGTGGCACAGGAAGTCACCGTTTACAATCCTGCGGGTGATGCCGGGAGCGGGGACGGGTACGAACCATTCCCAGTAAATGTGCCAGCGCCAACCGTAGCCACACTTTTCAACCTGCCATTCCTTCGACCGGGTGACACCGGACTTGGGTACTACGCTGCGGCGGCAGCTCGGGCAACAGGGGCGTGGCCATCGGCTACCCTGTGGAAAGACCTGGGATTGGGATATGAGCAGATCGCTGAATTTGCTCAACAGGCCACAATGGGGGTTGCAGTTGGGGCGCTCGGGAACTTCACCGGGTCCGGGACGGATACCACCAACACACTGACAGTTGATTTGTATTTTGGGGAACTGGCCAGCGCGACCAGCACAGACCTGGACTCAGGCGCGAATCTCGCAATCCTGGGCAATGAGTTAGTTCAGTGGGAGACGGCCACGCAGGTGAGCGGATTTCCGCGCCGGTACACACTGTCAAACCTTCGTCGTGGCGCAAAAATGACCAACCAGTTCATTGCTGGTCACGTTGCGGGCGAACGATTTGTTTTAATTGATTCGGCATGTCTTTTTGTTTCAACCCTGGCGAGTGAGGCGGGGATTGAGCGGAGCTACAAAGCGGTGACCGCAGGGCAAACCGTTGACGACGCGGCGGCCTTTACTTTCACCTGGACCGGTAACCCGAACAGCGCAGACACAGATTCAGGCCCGCCCAACGTGGCCAAAATCACCACGGCTTGGGTGACTGCCAAGCGTCGTCTACCAGATGACAAAATCCTGACCACGCTTGAAATTCGGTGCCCGGGTAGATTCACCGATGCGGCGGCCAATATGAGCCGGGTTGATGCTGCCGTTGTTTCAGTGCTGGATAAATTCGGAACGACCGTACTGGATTCACAAGTGGTGCCGTTCTCGGGTGATGGAGCACTGCCCTCAATCACGCATCCGCGCAAAAACTGCGAGCCCTCCGGATTCACGGCTAACCAGCCAGATGTTGAGGTGAACCTCCCTGAAGCCACCTACAAAGTGCAGATTCGCAACCGCTTTGGCCTCTCTGACCCTATCTATATTAAAGGCCGGGCATTTACGCTTACCGCCCCAACCTACCTGACTGCGAGTGCTGATCACCCTACTAATTTGATTGCAGTGGCAATCTCCGAGACTCAGGTACAGTTGACGTGGGGTGTGACCAGTTCCAACCCTGCGCTCATTGCGTGGTACAAAATCCCGAACGATTCAACGCCAGCCACGGCCTATGCCGGGGACACCGCAGGGGTTGTAACCAGCTACACGGTCAATAATTTATCGCCAAATACCAATTACGATTTCCGGGTAGAGGTAAACGGGAAATATTCGAATATCACGGCTACCAAAACATTTGAGGGCGCGACAACCGCAGCTTTCCCAGCCCCAACTGGGCTAGTGGTCACCGAAAACTACACTAACCGCGTTAGTATAGACTGGGATGGTGTCCCTAGTCCCGTTGCATTCTCTGCGATTGAAATCTATCGAGATTCAACCCTTTTGTTACTTGATTCAGTAAATGATGGCTACTCCACCATTTACATTGATGAATCAGTAAGTGCTAGCACTAGCTACACTTATAAGGTTCGCTACGTTTATGGGACAAATTTTTCCGATTTTGCCACCGTGTCAACCACCACCCCGGCATCCACGTTATCCCCACCCGTGATTTATACCGTTTCCCCTGACTCGGGCCCTGCGGGGGATACACGAACCCGGCTGTTAATTAAAGACAATGCCGATGGGAATAGTTTAGGGGTTGAAGTTTGGCGAAACGGATCATTACTGACCACATTAACCGACCTGGGGGCAAATAATGATGGATACTATTTTAACGATTCTTCCCTGAACGCAAACACCGCCTACACCTATAAAGCGCGGAACAAATATCCAGGCCCAACTTAATCCGGGTATACGGATGATTTCGTGATCACAACCACGAACGTTGGCAGTAATGTAAATGCACCAACCGGATTAACCGTAACCAGCACAACGGATACCACGGTCTCTCTTAGCTGGACGAACCCTGGAGCAACGCCCTCCCAGTGGCGGCTGTACGTCAATGGCAGTTTCAAGCAGTCTGTTACCGGATCCGCAACAACGGCCACGGTAACAGGGCTGATCCCTGACAAATTTTACTCAATCGGACTGATGGCCAGGTACTCGGGTGATTATTCGCACTGGGCTTCCGTGACCACGACAACAGGGACAAATACAAGTTACCCGGCGCCGACTACGTTTGCAGCCAGTCCGATTTCAACCAGCCAGATCAACCTTTCGTGGGTGCGAAACTCGACCACGAACACGGCGGTTGAGATCTGGCGATTTAACTCGGCAACCAGCGCATTCGAGCTTTTTACCACCTTGGCAGCCACAGCCACCAGCTACAGCAATACCGGGCTGACGGCGAATACTCTATATCGGTACAAAATCCGGCACGCCTACACGGGCGGGGTTTATTCGAATTTTACGGCTGAAGCCTCAGCCACTACCAGCACAATCACCTACCCTGCCCCAACCAGCTTCACGGCTGTGGCCACCAGCGCAACTCAAATTGATCTCGACTGGGTGCGGAACTCCACCACTAACACCGGGGTTGAGGTTTGGCGGAATGACTCACTTTTAGTGACCCTGGGCGCCACCGTAGTGACCTATGATGACCAGAATTTAACGCCGAACACTCAGTACAGCTACAAACTGCGCCACAAATATTCAGGGAGTAATTTCTCTGCGTTCACCTCAATTGTAACAGTAACGACTCAGAGTGGGACACAATTCCCAGCACCCAGCAACCTTGTGGCTGTGGCCAATTCAACCTCTCAGATCGGAGTAACCTGGACACGAAACACGACCAGCAATACCAACGTGGAGCTGTACCGCAATAATCTACTGATTGCGACTTTAAGCGCGGCAACCGTCAGTTACACGGATAATTCCGTTGCAGCATCAACCACATACAGCTACAAGGCGAGAAATATCTATTCAGCAGGTGAGTCGTTATTTTCGAATGTATCCAGCGTGACGACACCAGCGGACACGAGTTTCCCTGCGCCAAGCTCAATGGTGGCCACGGCTGCAAGTTCAACCCAAATCAATCTCACCTGGACTCGGAACGCCACCACCAACACAGAGGTACAGATTTGGCGTTCGACAGGCGGGGGTGTGATTTTTGCATTGATCGCCACGCTCACAGGCTCAACCACCAGCTACAGCAACACCGGCCTGCAGCCAAGCACCCGGTATGACTATTACGCCGTGAACGTGTTCCCGGGCGGTAATTTCTCCGCAGCTTCCAACACTGACGATGCCACAACCCAAACCGAAATCCTTTATACCGCACCAACCAGTGTAACCACGAACTCTTCAACCCCAGGGCAGGTGACGGTAAATTGGACACGCAACAGTTCCACCAACACAAACGCACAGGTTTGGCGTGACGAGTTGGGCGGCTCAAACTCAACCCTCATCGGGACAGTTGCAGCGGCCACAGTGACCTATACCGACACCACAGGAGTGGCTGGGACAACCTACTATTACAAAGTCCGAAACGTGTACTCTGGACCGAACTATTCGGCGTTTGCGAGTGCGCCAAGCGGGGTGCAATTCCCGTCGCTACTCCCGCCCCCAACCAGCCTGTCCGCCAATGCGCCAAGCACTGTACTGGTGAATACAAGCTGGACTCGGAACACCACAACCAACGATGAGACTATACTGGAGCGGACCGGAGCACTCCCGATTTCTCTTGCTCCAACTGCCACCAGCTACGCGGATAATTTCGTACTCCCCGGCGAAACCATCACGTACCAGGTACGCCATCGGTATGGGTCAAGCTATTCGGCGTACAGCAATCAGGTAACGGTTACAGTCCCGAATGGGCCATACCCGCCACCGGCAAACTTTACCGCGCAGGCTACGGGCGGCTCAACCGTCCAACTGGCCTGGACTCGGACCGTAAC